AAGCCCCGGTGACGGGCCGAGCACCTGCGGAGCGGCCGGCAGCGCGGAAAGGGAGACACGCTGCCAGCACGCTCAACGCAGGGCCCGGCTCACTGGCTTTGCCGGCACTCCTGGTGACACGCCGCGTATCCCGCGATGTCGATCGCCGCGTCGTCGGTCGCCGCAGGTCCGCGCTGCCGGGCGATCTTGTCGAGCACCATGACGAGGGCCCAGTCGGCCGCCGTGAACGTCGTGCCGAAGGCAGCATTGACGAGCGCAGCCGTGCGGGCGAAGTGCTGCGTCGGCGGTCCGTACTTCGTGTGCCGGTCGCGGACGGCGGCGACGGCCTGGCGTAGCGTCTGCTCGGCGGGCGTCGGGTCCACGAATCCGGGCTCCCAGTCGGCGTATGTCTCCGTTTGCGATTCCTCGGTACTTGGATAGAACCTCCGAGGTTCCGGCGGCGTCGCGTCGAGCCGGGTCTGCACTGCAGATCGCAGCACGTCGTTCGCCTGTTGCAGTGTCGTGGTGGTCATTCCTTGCCCTTTCGGAGGTCGCGGTCGCAGAAGATTCGGTACGCCTTCGTCATCTCGTTTCGTTCGTGGTCGATCACGATGGCGGCCTGGCACGGGTGTTCGCCGCCTTCGGCCTTGATCCGCACGCTGTACGCCGAAGGCCCGATAACGCTGCCGTTCGTGACGTAGTTGCGGCCGACGCTGAACTGGTGCCAATGTCCGATGCACGTCAAGTCAGCGCGCTGCGTCGTGTCCCACGCTGCAATGGCCTTCTTCAATGGCACATGCACGCCACCGATCCCGCCCTGGAACTTCACTGCATGGCCATGACAAAAACGAATTGCGAACCCGTTGAGGTGAAGGTAGTTCAGGTGGCCTTCGCCAATGTGCCACTGCACGTTCTTGCGTGACTCCGACGCTCGCATCGTCAAGTAGAGGTGCTGCTCGTACGACGTGTCGGCCTCGTTCGTTCGCAGCTTTTCCGTAGTGCGACCGTGGTTGCCGCACGAGGTTGCCACGACGACCTCTCTGGCGTTGTCAGACACAGCGTCCACGAATCCACGCAGGCGCTCGCCGATCCAGCGGATAGCGGCCAACGGGTGCAGGCTGTTTTCCTCCGCAAGTTCGGGGTGAATCATTCCCGAGATCATGTCGCCGCCAAACCACAAGACCACGCGGTCAATCTTGGCAAGTCCGCGCTCGTGTTCGAGCATTGCGAGGAACCGCTGCTGAAGTTCCGCGATCCGCAAATCGCAAACGTCGAGGTCGTAGGCGTTGGTGAAATTCACCGCCTCCGGTCGCACCGTCTCTTCGCAGTGAACGTCGCTGACTAGCAGCACCATCGTGCCGGCGTGCTTGGTGTTGCGGCCAGCGACAGGTGGTTTGTGACGTGTCGCCGAAATGCCTTTGAGAGCGACAAGCGAATCCGCCCGTTCCCGCTCTTTGTCGATCTGCGCCAGCGCGGCCTTATACCGACCCTTCAGCGTGGCGACTTCGGACCGCAGCCGCGCCAGCTCGGCGTCGGCCGCGAGCTGTGCGGCGTCGGCCACCGCGTCCGCAATCTCGGTCACGATTTGGCTGCGTTGCGCTTTAGCCACAAGTCAACTCCTTGCTCGCCGATAGAGACGCCGTGACGCTTGAGAACGTGCGAAATAGCCCTGGCCGCCGGGCGTCGGTGCGGCCCAAACTTGCCGCTGTGCCACGCCTCGAGGATCGACTCGGCGAGCTCGGCCTGCTTGGCGTCCAGCCGCTCCCACCACGGGCGCACGCCTGGGTGCTGCGGGATCAGCGACAGCACCTCATCGACGACGCTACTGGCCTTCGCCATTCGGCACCTCCCTGTAGCCGTGTGACCACAACACCTTGCCGATGTCCTTGCCGGCCTGCTCGACCACCTCTTCGCTGGCCTGCGGAAAGATCGCGTGCAGCAATTCGTGGACGAGTACCGTGAGGCGGTGCTTCCCACGCATCCCGTCGTGCAGCACGATGCGCGGGTGCGTGGACTTCTGCGTGTAAGTGATCCCGTACGCCTGGCCCTTGAGCTCAGTCCAGCGAATGAGCCACCGCTCGTCGCCGTTCAATGTGAATACGTGGTCGCGCGGCACGGGCATCCCTTTCGCCCGTCATCGTGGCCGGCGTGTCAAGTGATGCCGTACCACTTGGCGGCGGTGTTCACGGCCTTCTCGATCCGCTCCTGCTGCTTGTAGCCCCACTGGTTCAGCCACTTCTGCCGTGCCTTGCAGCCGCAGTCCTTCGTCCGGGTCACGCGCTGCACCAACTCTTTCGTGATGCCAACGCTTGTCAAAACTGTCTCGACAGCGTCCCCGAGCGCGAACATCTTGCGTCGTGGCGCGGATGCTTGCTTTGGGGAAACGTACTTGCGAACGAGGGCCAAATACTCTGGGCCCGGAACCGTGTAATGAGTTTCGTCTGTGGCCGTTGCCAGAGCCTCTACGGCAGTGCGGTACTCCGGGAAACGCGCCGCTCTTTGCTCAACGGCCTCGCGACGCACGCGAATTATCATTTCATCACTCGCAAGGATTTGGGTCGCAGAACCCAGGCTGCCATGTGAATCCAAGCTCCGCGGAAAGGCACTCCTCTTCGGTGGATTCGATGCACCAACCCCCTGCGCAGCAGGCACCAAGCAGCCGCTCGCATGGATTCGGGTCGCACTCGGCACCCTCAATCCACGTTCCAGAACAATTCGCCTGAGTTGTCTGCGTGCAGTTGCCGCTTAGGTTTTCGCAGCAGGCACCAAGCAACGGCTCAGGACAGGGGTTCGGGTCGCATGATCCGCCCGGTGTATAGTTTTCTGGGTCGCAACCAGACGGGCCAGTGATCGCACAGTTGCCGGTATTGGGGTCGCAGCACGAACCTGTCGGGCAAGGACCGTCGTCTTCGCACGTCGTGTCAGCGCCGAGCCAATCGCCCGTGCAATTCGATTCGACAACGGCGTCAACGCACTCGCCGCCCTCACAGCACGCGCCGCACTCGCAGGGCTCGATGTCAGTGATCCGCAGGTCCTGAAGCGGGCGAGCGTCAAGCCAGTCTTGCAAATCGTTTATAAGGCTGGTCGCGTCTACAACGAGCTCGCCGTCGTACCATACGATGTTTGTTGTTGCTTCAATCGATTCGCTATCAACGCTTATTCCCGAAAATGTCCAAGAAGATTCAACGGCTGCAACTTCGGTCTGCGAGCACTCGCCGAGCGTGCCGTAGCTAGACCAATCGAAAAACACACGAACGCGGGGCTCGAAGAACGAGATATATTGAAATTCCACACCGAGGCTCAAATCCGGACAGCACACCGGACACCTGCTGCACTCCACGATATTGTCTTGCCAAAATTCTTGTGAGGTAATGAGCAGGGCGAACTCTGGTTCAATTTCGGCCGTTGGGTATTCGGGGTTGTAGACATTGGAAAGTTCCCAGGCTTGCTGCACTGCATCGCGGAGTTCCTGCGAAAAATCAGGAAACTCGCCAGCGGGAACCCTTAGGTATGCAGCTTCGTTGTTTGCTGGACCCTCAAGTTGTCCGTCGGAAAACGTCGTTGCTGATGGTAGCGCGTCAGCGGTCACCCCCCACCCAAAACGCGCAGTTCCGCCTTGGCGGTATCCGTCTCTACAGCCCTCACCTGGGTAGCGAACCTCCCAGTCGGCTCGGTGCGTACATCTCGCCGGCGGGCAGCAGCACGGCGAACACTGAGAACCGAGCATAAGCCCAATCGGGTACATCCCGGCGGCCAGGATGGCAATTCCCTGCACGATGAGGCCCAGCGGGTCGTCGAGCATTAGTCGCACTCTGCGGCGATGAGGAACCAGGCCGTGCCCTCGCGAGCGATGGCACAGTTGCCAGAGGCAGGCACGGCCGCAAACAGATTCGTAGCTGTCACGGTGTTCGGCGTGCTGGTTTGGTACTTGAACGTCACGACCTTTGCAGAGTTCTTGCTCCACGCCCCCGTGAACGTGCAGACGCGGAACTTAATTCCTCCGCCGCCCGTAATCTTGGGCGTGAAAGTCAGCCCCTCGGCCCCGCGGTCGCCGGCCTCGACGATCCGCACGACCCGTCCAATACGCTCGGCGGCCGGCCGCGTAAACGCGACGCGCTCGGTCTTGGCTGCCTTGCCGTCTGGACGCTTGGCTCCTGCCACGGTCAGTCCTCGTAGACGGTGAGCACCAGCCGAGTATTCGCCACGGCGGCCTTGGCCGCGTAGCTGCCGGCCGCCAGCCGCAGCACCGCCGCCTCGCCGGCCTTGAGCCGCACCGTCTCGTAGAGGTTCGTGCCGTCGAGCCGGCCGAACGACACGGTGTGCGTCGTCGTCGTCGCCAGCGACCTGGCAAACGCCAGGCCCAGAGAGCCGAGCGTGGCCGTGCTGATCTGCACCGTGGCGGTGCCGAGGTTCAGCGTGACGCTCAGCACGCCCGCCGTAGCCATGTCGGCCGTGACGCCAGAGGCGGCGAAGGATTGCGACAGGGCACCCTTCGTCACCTGGCCATTGATGGTGTAGTTCAGGTCGGGCATGAGTCATCTCCTAAAACGGCGGCACACCAAAAAAGTTGTTGAAGTTCACTTCTTGATAAACGCGACGCACCACGCGCCGCACGGGTGCGTCTGGGTTTTCTTCGATGTCGCCGTTTTCCTGCAGCGGCACGGGCGACGGGCTGTCCACATACTCGCCGTCTTTGTTTTCCACGTATGATCGTTTTCGCTTGCCGTTTTTCTTGAACGTGAATCCCACGTCAGGCACGACAAGGTTCCACGTCTGCGGCCGGTAGACGAGTTCGGTCGTGCCAGACCAGTAACGGATCTCTACGTCGTTTACGACCTCGACTTCTTGCGAAGACGAAATTCCTGCGCACTGCCATGTATGCGCAGCGCCGCCGAGGTACGGTGTGTCGTTTATGGAATTCGTTACTTGAGAGGCAATGCCCAACGGGAACGTAGGGCGGTTCCACGCAATCGTGGCCTTCACTTCGCCAACTAGCGTCGTCAGCCCTTCAATGAATTCGCCGGCACTGTTGACCAAGGCTTGCAGGTTGCCGTTTCCAACGCCGTCGTAATACGCCAACGCAGGCACGCTGGACCCGCTGACCGAAAAACTCCACACGTCTGGTCTGGCCAGCGGATTTGGATCAAGGTCTGGCTGTTCTGGCAGTTCGTATCGAAAGGTGGCCTCAACGTGCTGACGATCCGTCTCGGTGAAGCTGCCCTCGAGGCACCGCAAATAAAAGTACTCGGGATGCACAGCGCCATGGAAAATGCCGATGGCGTTGATGATCGCCTGCTGCGGAGTCGGTTCGTCCACGGTGACGACGAACTTCCGCTCGGCCGTCGGAGCCTCGCCGAACTTGTGCGAGAACGTGCGCGGGATGACTTCTCGAAAATTAATGACGGCCATGGCTCAACCTCCACCAACAAGATCGACGGTGCCGAATCGTTGATCGCGCAGCAGCCGATTCGTTTCCTTCTGTTCCGCGAGCTGGTCTGCGACAACGGCGTCAGGCTTGCCACCCTCGATGCGGGCCTCCAACGAGGCCGATGCCGTGTCAATGGCTGCGTTGAAGTTGGCCTGGAACTGCCGCAACACACTGCCCGATGCTTCTGCGGCGATCTGTGCCTCTAGCTGAACGATCCGCTCGGTACGCTTCCGGGCCTCTGCCTCAATGGCAGCAGCATTTGCCAGCGGGCGGCCAAATCCATCGACGGCCGCACCTTCCCCTTGTGCCGCCCGCATCTGATCGCCACGCAGCTTGTCGAGTTCCTTTTCGGCCTCGGTGCGGATGTCGAGCCCCAGGATCGGGGCAAACTTTTTGATAAACGCTTCGATGAACTGGGCCAGATTGAAGAACGCATTGCCAGCCAGCTGGATGAAATCAAGAAGTCCTTGGGCCACCTGCTGAGCAATCTGTTGCGGGCCTGCTTCCCTAATCACTCCGATAAGCTGCTCGGCGATTGTTGCAATCGGGCCCGCAAGCTCGCCGAGGATCTGGTTGGATAGGTTAGTAACCACTGAGCCGACGCGGCCGAAAGCGTCGAACATGTTGTCGATCGCCTTGACCGAGTCCTCGCGGATGATGCCTCCGAGCGCCTCAGTGTCGCGCCGGATGCTTGCCAGATAACCCGGCCCTTGAGTGAACAACTCGCCGAGCTCGATGCCGCCCTTGCCGAAAAACTGTACCGCCCTGGCGGCTCGCTCGGCTGGGTCAGCAATTTTCGACAACGAATCGACTATCGCCTCAAACTGCTGCTCGGGCGTCTGCGACTTGAGGGTCTCAAACGTCAGGCCAAGCTGCTCGAACTTCTCGCGCTCCTTTTCGTCCAGCGTCGCCTTTCCGATGTTGATGGTGAGTTTCTGGATCTGCTTGGCAAACGAATCAATTTCGATGCCGTTCTCTGCGGCGGCACGGCTGTACGCCTGCAAGGCTTCGACGCCAACGCCGGTCCTGTTTGCCACGTCGTTGAGTGCGTCAAGCTGCCGGCCGGCCGCCAAGGCAAAGTTAGTGATGGTTGTTACTGCCCCCGTCACGGCACCGGTCAGGCTCAAGAAAGCACTGGTCGCCGCTTGCACGCCGTCCAAGGCTAGCCGGCCAATTTCGATGTTCTTGAGCGTGCCCAGGTCGCGCGACGCCTTGACGCCGGCCTGGCCCATGGCATCAAGGCGCTTGTTCACGTCGGCCACGGCGGTGGCCAGTTGTGCCGTGTTGGCACTGATCTGCATGGCGAGGCCGAGTGCTGTGCTCATGTCACTTACCGTCCAGGTCTCGTTTCATTTGTGCCAGTACGTCGAGTAGCTGTGTCTTGTGTTGCGGCGGTCGCTCGACGGGTATGAAGTCTTTTGGGCTCGGCGCGTTGCCGCGGCGTGAGTACGGTGCCAGCGTCGCACTCGCGATGATGCCGGCCTGCGCCCACGGGTTGTCCAGCGGCTGAAAGAACCTAGCCCACGCCAGCCACTCCGAGAGCTCGCGAGAATCCATTCGCTCCTCAATCTCTCGCACGGTCATCTTGAGATGACCGGCCAGCATGAACAGGAACTGCCTGGATGGCCTGGCGCTAAAGCTCGCCGGCGAGTTCGACTACGTCCGCCTCCGTGATTTTGTTGTGCTTCTGTGCCACCTCGAACAGCTCGCCCATCACGGAGCCGTCGAGGGCGGCGATCTCGTGCAGCTCGTCGTCTTTCCAGATTCGCACGCCGTGCTCGTCGCAGAGCGTGCGGGCCAGGTAGAACGCCCGAAAGTTGTGGAACTTCTCGACGCTGCGGCTGCGGATGTCGAGCCAGGCCAGCTCCCAGTCGTCGCGCTCGCCGACGCTCATGACCCGCACGTACACGTCGAGGTTCCATTCCTTGACGTGGACGCGGAGCGGCTTACGCACGCTGGCCGATTTGATCTGTTCCTTAAGTCCCATGAGTTAGTTGTCCAAGAGCTTGAATGTGACGGTGAATCGCGTGACGCCGTTGACTTCTGACGCGACGCTCAGCGACTCCCATACTGCCTTCGTTGTCAACGCCTGGCCGCCTCCGGTAATCACCAAATCGCCGCGCGTGCCGTAGTTGCTCGTGCTGGTGTTGGCTGACCCCAGACACTCGACGCTGCAGTCACCGGCCTCGTCGGTCCAAATCACGGACCTCCCCTTTGGCGCACCGCCGCCGTAAGTCCACGACAGGCCGGTCACTTCGACAAACGGCGTGCCGTTCCAACTCACCGCAACATTTGTGCTGTAGCTAGCCACGGGAGGCTCCCTGTGGGCTACGGCACCTGGAAGGCGGCAGAGCCACGGACAGCGTCATTAACAGTCAGCGTGACGCTAGAAGACTTGCAAGTGGCGCTTACGCTCAGCGTGATGCCACCAGTGATCGCCAGCGTGCCCGTCAGGCCCTGCGCAATCGGCGCGCCCGAGGCGGCCAGGTATTCGATGGTCACTTCTTTGCCGGTATCGCCAGCCGAGCCCTTGAGCGGACGGGCCAGCGTAAGCACGGTCGCCCCGGTTGTTTGTCCAAGGTGAGAAACGTCGATTTGGTCTGCGGCGGCGTTGTCGGCGATGCTGTACGTAATGCTCGTGACGGTATACGTACTGCTGGCAAACGAAAACGTGGTGCCGGAACCATCATGGGGCGTGTATGGCATGTCTTATCCCTCGCTCCACAAAACGTCGTAGCGCTGCGTCACCTGATACACGGGCGGAAGGTCTGCACCAGCCAGCGTGACGAAGTCGTCGGACTCGTCTTCCAGCGACGTTTGCTTGACTTCTGTATTGTCCGTCGTCCCGCCGTACCCATCCAGAACGACACGCATGGCATCGGCCGTCTCGCGGGCCTGCTCATAGGTCGTCCCGTAAATGCTGTATTCAACCGTGACCCGAGGCAGACCGCTCGGGCGGCCGAGCGTCTGCTGCCTTTCGATGCCAGCCCGCCGCCAGGTCACGAACGGCAGGGAGGCGGATGCCGGGGCCAGCACTGGGTAGATCCGCAGGCCAACCAACGACGTGACGTTGGTCGTGCCAACCAGGGCGGTGCGGAGAACGGCTTCGGGTGACTTGAGTGGCATGGATTATTTCCTGCCAGCACGGAACGGGCTGGCCATTTCCTTGATGGCGTTGTTTAGTGCCTTGGTCATTTCCAAAACCATGGCTGACGACATGGTCGCGCGCGAGCGATCAAACGCCGTCTTAACAGGCGGAACGCCAGCCGTCCCGCCAATCGGAAACTCTCCGAGATCCACAGTCTCACCACGCGGCACGACTCTGACGAATCCTTTTGGCGGCCTCGGCTTGCTGGTCACAGCGCCGGATCGCTTGGCGACGATCGTCTTCACTTTGCCGCTTCGCCTAAAACTGCTGGCGATGTTTCCTTTGGTGCGCCGACGTTTTGTTCCAAACTCCAGAAAACCGGCATGAAACCCTTTTTGGTAGGACTTCAGGTCGTCTTTCTTTGTGCGCGGCGCAGCGGCGTATCCTGCCATAGCTACGGCAGCGCCGGGGCTCTTCGCGGGATTGCGTGATGTCGGGCTGCCCGTGTATCGCTTGACCTTGCTGCGGATTGCTCGCTTGAGATTTCCGGTGGGGCCTCGAGGCGTCAGAGTCTTGAGCAACTGCAGCCCAGGCTGAATGGATTTGTTTAGCGCGGCACCCATGTACTTGGCAGCGATGTTTCTCGGCAATCCTCGAAATGCGGCGCGAAGTTGCTCCAACTGCGGGAACTTGGCCGTAATGTCTGGCCCGTCTGCCATCACACCACCTCTTCGCAGATGGCGACGTGCTCGGAGCGGTTGCCGTACTCGAGCAGGCTAATGATGTTCAGCGTGCGGTTGCGCCAGGCAAGCCGATCCCGCTGCGTCAGGCCGGGCAGATACCGCAGCCGCACACGGTGAGTGATCGTCGTGTCCTGCTGGCCGGCCTCCAGGGCCTCGCGGGCACTGACGCCTTCCACGCTCGCCCACACGGACGACGAGCTGCTCCAGGTCAGCACCTGCTCGCCGAGCGAGTTCGTAGCCCCGCTGGCGATCTGCACGGTCACCCGCTCTCGCATGCGGCCTGGATCGATCATCGGTAAGATCCCCACCGCACGGAGTCCAGCAACGACTTGACGCCGAATGGTACGTCCTGCGGAACCGCGCCGGTCGAAACCGTTGCGCCGCGGGTTTCGTACCAGTGACTGATTAACATGAGGATGGCGTGCCGGATCGCAGCGGGGACGCTCGTGCCGCTTGCCCCGTAGCCGGCCCACCACGTCACCGTGACGGCGTTGTAGTCGTCCAAATTCGCTGGCCACGTCCCGCTCCGCAGCTGCCGCACCACGCCGGGCGTGCTGTTGCGGTCTACCCGGTAGTTGGCGGTCGAAAGCGTGGCGGTCGATTCGTCGCCGAGCGTGTACGTCACCGTGACGGCGGTAGCGGTTCCTGACGTGGCCATCGGCGGGCGCGGCAGCTCGATCTCGTACGGGAACGAGTCTAGCCGCATCGTCAGCCGCTGCTGCACCAAAGCCCGGTCGAGGTACTCTTCGACCCACTGGCGGGCCGCCGTGATGAGCGTGGTGATGTAGGCGTCGTCGTCGGTTGTGTCCACGCGGCAGTGCGCCTTGGTCTCGGCCAGCGTCACTGGCTCGACGACAGGCGCGGTCGCGACTGACAGGCTGCGGTACTTCACGGCTTACGCTTTCGCTTGAGGGTGGCGTCGGCCCGCTCGACCACCGGCTCGAGGGCCGCCGTTTCGATGTCTTGCTGCGTTTCCTCGACCGCCAGGCCGCGCTTGATCCAGTCGTTGGCCATGCCCTCAGGAACGTCGGGCAACACCTGGCCACGCCGGTACACGCGGTAGCTCTGCACCATCCGTATTTTCATTCCTGGGGTAGCCTCCATGCAGTTTCGGGGCGTTGCATCGTGTTGCAAAACTCGGTGGCGTACTGGTACACGGGCGTGCCAAACTTCTGGCTTGGCCACGTAATCATGTATTCACCGTGGCCCAGTACGACGCGGGGCGTGACGAAGACCCGATTGCCGCCGCCCTCGCGGAAGTTCTTCCAGGCGTATATGTCGGCGTCTAATCTGCCGTCATTCCACGAGTTGTCCGGGCCCGGCCGCGAATGGAACCACGGTTTTGGCGTTCGCTTGAGCGCTGCGGTCGAGATCACCGTGCAACCAAAATGGATCGTGTCCACCTCCTGCACCGGCTGGGCGAACCACGACATCGGCAGATCGGTCTTGCCGTCCTTGGGCGGATTGTCGAGCGTGCCTTTGAGCGTGAGCATGGGCCTGCCGTCCTCGCGCTTGCACTGCAGGCCGGTCAAGGCGTCGCACTGAAACGTCATGGCCAAGGCAAAGAGATGCTCTAAGTCTTCCTTGGTGAAGAACGTGTCGTAGTCGATCGTCAGCAGATACTCGCACTTGTCCACGAACTGCTCGAACACACGCTCCATGCACTGATCCCAAAAGGCCCCAGTGACCTTTGTGGGCCGAATGCCGAGCGGCATAAGCGCCTGGGCCCAGGTAAAGAAGTTGTCGTTAAACCCCAGCCGAGGCATTGAGAACACGGCCTCGACCCGGATGTCAACCTGCGACCCGCCCACGGTGACTTGCATGGCGATCCTCTGGTAAAGCAAACGGGCGGCCCACGTCGCGTGAGCCGCCCGTTCAGGATCGTCAGCGTGTCAAGCGTCAGCCGGCCGTGTTGACCGACACGCCCTTGGTGGTGGCGTTGTAGGGCGACTCCTCGCCGCGCGACAGCCGGGCCGCGATCACGACCACCGTATCGGTGTTGGGCGAGGTCGCGATGGCCAAGTACCGCTTCTTCCCGCGGCAGTCCACCTCAAGGCGGCTGATGGTCATGGTCGTGGACACCGTCTGGCCGGCGTAGGCCGCCGGCTTCATGTCGCCCGTGAACCCGGCCACCGTCTCGGTGACGGCGTTCGACGCATCGCCCTGACGCAGGGTGAGCGTCTGGGCCACGCTGGACGTGCTGGCCGCCGGGCCGTAGATCACGTCGATCGAGGCGTAGTCGAAGCCGAGCGTGTCCAGGGTCAGCGTGTTCGTCTGCGAAGACGTGTACACCGACGCCTTGCCGCTCACGACGCTCTTGGTCGCTGCAACGTGGATCATGTCGAAGGTTCTCCTAGAGGGTCAGAGGGCTAGACGTTCGTCGCAGCGGTACGCAGGGCAACCACCGGGCCAACCTCGGTCGTCGATCCCAGGCTGTGGAAGTTCGCGGTCGCCCGCACGACGCCCGAGACCAGCGTCTGGTCGAGCTCCACGAACCGCTCCTGGCTCACCCGCAGCTGGTAGCCCTGGCGAAGGCCGAGAGCACCAGCCATGGCGAGGTCGCCGAAGAGCACCTTGACCTTCGACGTGTCGGCACCGAGCGTGCTGTTCATCGGGTGAACCAGCGTCACGCCGTAGCCCATGAACTGCAGCCCGAAGCCCTGGGCGACGCTCGTGCTGCCGCCCTGGTTCAGGTCCAGCCGCTGCATCGAGGCGTGATAGCCGGCCGGCGAGATGTACCACCGAGCCCCAGGCAACGCGTAGCGCGGGCACTTGGCCAACACCGAAAGGAAGTCCTCCTTGTCGAGCGTCTCGAAGGCACCGTTGCCGGTGGCCGCCGTGACGAGCGACGCCGAGTAGGCCGCGTCGGCCAGCTTGACCGTCACGCCGTAGTGGCCGCCGTAGGTCGAGGTGCCGTCACCGATGAAGACCGCTTCGTCCAGGGCCTTGGCAATGGCGAGCGAGTGCTCCGTGGCGATAAGGTCCGCAACGCCCACGCCGTCGGCGAAGAGCTCGTTGCTGACCTTGGTCGCCACGCC